TTACCGCGGCAAGACACGGGGCCGCTCGCAGTCGCCACGCGTCTGTGACGGCCCCGTGAGTATTTAAGGAGTGCGCATGCACAAGCACTATCGAGTCTCTGTGGAACAACTGGAAAACGGCTTTAAGGTCGAAGTACCAGACATGGAGATGATTGCGAAAAAGATGGCTGAGGGCAAAAAGGCGAAGCCTCCGCAACTCGACCCGTATTGTGGAGATTGCCAGAAGAGCTACGCGGCGAAGTCCGTCAAAGAAGTCCTGAAGCTCGTGCAAGCGAGCCTTGAGCAGATGCCCGAAGGAGAGTACGACGCGGCCTTTAGCGAGGCCGCGAGCAAGAAGTAATTTCCCCCCAACAGCAGTTTAACTGGAAAAACACACCTAACATGAATACCCAGGCACAGCAAGGCAACACAGCATTCAGCATCCCCGCCGACGTCGAAGCGCGCCTCCGCACGCAAGCCGAAGCGGCCGCAGCAGCCCAAGTCGATGAGCAAGCCCTCCTCGCCCAGTACACGGCCGAGGCCGTTGCCAAGCGTGAAGCCGAGCTGCGCGAGGACGCGGAAGCCTCCCTCCCCGAAGCCGAAGTGCAGGATCTCGACAACCTCGGGTTCCCGAAGAAGTACGTCAAGCTCACGATCTTCAAGGGCACTTCGAAGCAGGACCTGTCATACGTCCCTGTGGGTGTCAATGGCTTCGTATGGCGTATCCGCCGCGGCGAGGCTGTGATCGTGCATTCGGTCGTGGCCGATACGTTGAACAACGCCGTGACGGAAGTCGTGCTGCAAGCGGAGGGCGGTCTTATCACCCAGCCCGCGCACCGGTATCCCTACCAAGCGGCGCCGGCGACCGAGGCGGAATACCTCGCGTACAAGGCGAAGATGGCCGAAGAAGGGAAGCGCGTCGTAACGACTGCATAGGACTCCTATGAAACTCTCGGACATGCTCACCTTCACGGCGAAGGAATACCTCGACGATCGTACCGACCTTCTGGACGGTGAAGCCGACGAGCTGTGGTCCGATACGACGCTCGTACGATATTTCAACGAGGCGGAAAAACGCCTCTGCCGGCGCGCGTGGGTGCTTCAGGACATCGGGCATCCCGCCGCCGGCGTAGTGGTCCTTGTCACAGGCAAGTCGCTCTACCCGCTGCATAAGAGCCTCCTGCGCGTTCGCGTCGCGACTCCCGCGGACGTAGACGTGCCCCTCTCGCACTGGACCGACGAGCAGTTGCTGCGCCCGCGGCCGACGGACATGGACTACTGGGATATCAACCGCGCGGAGCTGTTCACCCCTGGCGTGCCCCTAGCGATATCCACGGACGCGGCGACGCGGACGATGCGCGTCGTGCCGGCGCCGGCCACTGCCCAGAATGGTCTCCGCGTGATCCTCAAAGTCGTGCGGATGCCGGTCTGTCCGCTTACGCTCGAGAAACCCGATGCGAGCCCCGAGGTCGATGAGCAGTGGCATCAGGAAGTGCTCTGCATGTACGCCGCTGGTAAATGCCTGACGCATCCTAACGTGGATGCTTCGGCAAAGACTGAAGGGCGAAACATTCTAGCCCAAGTGGAAGCGACGATTCGCGAAGCCCGGCAAGAAACCTTGCGTGCGGAAGGGGCAGAAGCGCGTTTCCAGTTCGCCAGTGACACGGCGCGTATCCGATGAAAACCACTGACCCAGAACTGCGCGAGCATCGCGAGTGGACTGGTCTTCGCAACAACGTCGGTGCCGCGGGCTTTGATCTGGGTGATCTCGAGGTGGGCCTCAACGTGGATATCGACGACAAGGGTTTCCTCCTGCGGCGCAAGGGGCACTCCGCGGTCGTCGTGGCTGGCGTGGACCGCGACCTCTATGCTGCCGGCGGTGTGTGCTTGGGCGTCGGCACCAACGCGCTGAAACAGATCTTGCTAGACTTTACTACAGTAACGCTTCGCTCCGGGCTGACGCCCCTGCGGCCCCTGTCGTACTCGGCGATCGGCGCCCGGATCTATTACGCGAATGGTGTCGAGTCCGGCGTGGTAGAGAACGGTACGCACCGTTCCTGGGGTTTGACGCCTCCCGTACTTGGCGTCGCGACTCCGGTCGGCGGAGCCCTCCGAGCAGGTCGCTACCAGTACTCTATGACCTATCTGCGCAGCGACGGCCAGGAGTCCGGCGCACCGCTCGCGGGAGTAGTCGAGCTGATCGCGGCTGGGGGCTACGAGTTGACCCTTCCGGTATCGACTGATCCGTCCGTCACACAGAAGGCAGTATACGTGTCCGACCGCGACGGAGAGATTCTTCATCGCTATGCCGTAGTTGACAATGCGGTGACGACATTTGCTGTTCGCGAACAGCAACTGGGCACGGTGGCGCTCGCAACGCAGTTCCTTGTTTCGCCTAGTATCTTGGGCGCTATCGACCATATTGCCTACGCCAATGGGCGGATGCTCGTTGCGATTGGCCCGCGACTCTACTGCTCGGAACCCTATGCGCCGGAGCTATTCGACCCGCGCAGAAGCTGGCCGTTCCTCGATCGGATCACGATGGTCGCGCCACTCGAAGATGGCACTTGGCTCGGCACACGGAGCCAGATCATCTGGCTCCCGAACGCGGAACCCGAGAAGTGGCAGTTCGTGCTGAAGGCGCCGTACGGAGTAATCTCCGGCACCGCCTACGAAGATAGCCTAGCTTCTGTTGGTGATGGGAGTGGCAAAGGTCGTGCGGTGTTCTTTGCCACCACGCAGGGCTTGTGTGTCGGTACGACCGGTGGGCAGATGAGCAACTTCACGGAAGGGCGTTTCGCTTATCCCATTCAAGAACGTGGCGCAGGTATCGTGCGACGCCACCGCGGTATGACGCAGTACCTGACAACGCTGCATGGCGCAGAAGTTGCTGGGAACGTAGCAGCGTAGTTCAACATATTTAACAGGAGCTTCAAATGACAATTCGGCAGAGTACAGGACTTCGGAACCACCTCCAACAAAATGGTTCCTTTCGCAGCGCCTTCCAGGGCGGAAAATTGAGCATCTACTCCGGCTCGCAACCCGCGACCGCGGATACCGCTCCGGCCGGCACGCTGCTCGTGACGATCACAGACGCCGCTGGCGCGCATACTCCAGAAGTACGCGCGACCGGCACGATCACGATCACCGGCACCTCCGGTACGATCACCGGGATCACCCTCGGTGGCGTGCAGATCCTCGGCGCGACCGTGACCTGGCTGACTTCGAACAATGTGACTGCCGGACTGATCCGTGACCAGATCAACAAGTTCCACGGTCACAAGATCGTGACCGCGAGTGCCGCGACGAACGTCGTGACGCTGACGGCCAAGCTGGGCTACGGCACCGCGATCAATGGCATGGTCGTAACGACCACGGAATCCGGTGGGGATATCGCTGGTGCGGACGTGAATATCGGTAGCGCAGTAGCGGGAGTTCTTCAAGTCAACGGACTGAATTTCGACGACGTGGCGACGGGCCTGTTGGCGAAGCGTACTGGACAGGTTTGGTCCGGCATCGGTCTTGCCGACGGCGTGGCTGGCTGGTTCCGACTGCGCGGCCCGATCACGGATAATGATTCGGCGGATTCTGCCGGCGCGTTCACACGTTTGGATGGCAACATCGCTACCTCTGGTGCAGACATGAACGCTACGAGCACCATACTGGCCGCGGATGCGACGCATACGGTCAGCCTCTTCTCGCCGACCGAACCGGCGCAGGCGTAATCCACCCTCGCGCGATGCCGCTATGCTAGTAACTCTGGCGTAGCGGCATCGCGCACTTTAGGAGATCTATAATGGCTTTAATCATCCCTGATGCAAGCGAGGTGTTGATGCTTCGGTTTGCACTTGGCGACGCAACACCTGACACGACCTGCACGCTACGCCTATTCGTGAACGACTATACTCCGGTGCCGGGTAGTGTGGTGGGGAACTTTACCGAGATGACGACGCAGAACTACGCGCCGATCGTGCTCACTAACACGAACTGGACTGTTACGGCCGAGGACCCGGAAGCACAGGCTGTCCAGGCGGAGCAGACGTTCACGTTCGACGGTAGTGGTGGTGACACGATCGTCTACGGCTATTACGTCACGGATGACACGGCCGGTGCCTTACTGTGGGCCGAGCGATTTCCCGCGCCGCCGACGGTGCCTGACACACTCGGGGGAAAGATAAAAATCACACCGAAGATCACCTTCGCCACACTGAACGATCTGTAAGG